CTTCACCGCAACATATATGTTACGAGATCGATACACAATTCAGCCTTCGGAGGTTCACGCGCCGACAGTTGTTAACTTCGGAAGCGCGAACTATGTTCCTGGACTCACCACTATAGAAGCTTATTACAGCGACTACGAAGTGATTGAGGAATCCGGGGCGGGCTGGGACTACTACAATGAGGTACATCACCGTCGTGTGACGGTTACCCCAGGCAGTGGCCCTTATACTCATTCACGTGCGAAGGCTGGAGGTGGTCCTGGCGATTATGCCGGTATCACTTCTCAGAATCCGCAGGTGTACTGGGATTTGCGATTCCCAGATTCGGACTCAGGCGACTTCGGTCGCATGGGTACGAAGGGTATAGAATTGTACAACAAACCGCAAACTGCGTTCACGTTCGACCCACTGCATGAAGATGGTATTACAACCATGCTACCGCAAGTGAAGTCTGAACTATCAATCATCAACTCATTATATGAGTTGAAAGACCTTAGAACTGCAGTGTCTGTTGTAGCGCGCGTCTTGTCCACCTGGAGGATGTGGCCCTATTGGGTCCACAACCTTCAAAAGACAGGGGCAACCCTGCTCGCTATCTGTCGAGACCATTATAAGTCTCTAAAGAATAGCAGAAACAAGAGCAAGCAACTGACTCGATCCGTAGCTTCTAGCTACCTCGTTTCCGAGTTCGCTATTAAGCCGTTATTGTCCGATATCGAAGCCGTACAAAAGCTTCTCAAATCGGCACGCAGACAGCTTTCCGAGCTGCTGCGCAATGAAGGTAAACTCCGGAGGTTGCACTTCGTGCGACCTCTCGCTGAGTTCATACCACCGTTAGACGATACCGAAAACGACACCTCGGACCCCACCCTTTACGGGGGGAGTTCTTGGCGTCGCGTGGTGTCCGCTAACGCGGTTCCTACATTCCGGTCGCATCTCTGTTATCGGTACCGCTTAGATGCCTTTCAAAAGGCAAATGCGGAGTTACTCGCACTCCATGATGTCGCGGGGGTCTATTTTAACCCTCAGATTATCTGGAATGCGATACCGTTCAGCTTCGCAATAGATTGGGTCATCAATGTAAATCGATGGCTTGGTCAGTTTGCGACGAAGCGACTTGAACCAACAACGCATATATACAGCTACCAGTGGTCCATCGAATACTCGCGTAAGATCGAACTCTCCTTGCGGAGAGGGATCGGCGGGCCTATCGGTGGTGACTGGGTAGTCGCCAGGACGGTTGAGGAGGACGGTTATTACCGTACTCCATATACACCGGACTGGGACGCTTACTTTCGAGTAAGCGGCCTGAACCCCAGAGAGTTCAGCCTCGCAGGTGCCCTTATCGGTGCCAATTCCCGAGGCCGAGTGTAAGTCGGTTAACACAGTTAATTAACTATGAAAACAAACAAAACAGTTCGGTTTACGGTTATGGTAGATCTGACTGACCTTTCCGACTATTTAGTCGGACGGTCGATCAGCCGAGACGGTCATCTGCATGCCAAAGTATGGGTAGATCTGCACGTTGCAGAAGCCAATACTTCAGAGGCACGGTCTATGCGAGCGGTTGCTCGCAGGACCAAAACACGACAGTTCGTTACTGTCAACCTCGACGTCCCTCGGAAGGGAAAAAGAGGTAGAAAGAAATAAAAGCATGTTTCCGAACCCACTAGTTCTAAACGACGGAGTCGCGAATAAATCTTACGATTATCGCGGCTCTACTATTGACGCGAGTTCCTATAAGGACTCGACTGCAACCGTTGACCAACCATCCCTGTTTACGGTGAAACACCGCACGCTGCGGCCTGCAAAGGCCGATCAGACGCGGCAATCACTGTTTCAGCTCTCCGACGTTGTCGAAGATGCTGAAGGGATGCAAGGTACGATTGTTTGCAATCTGACCTTGTCGATACCTGAAAAGGTAGCGACAAAGGCGCAGATCGAGAAAATTGTTGCGAAGATGACAGATCTTCTTCTCAACAACTCCGCCAAAATCGTCGCCGGCGAGATTTAATCCCGCCGACGGTCGAATAGGGTACGCACAGATTAGTGGTCATGCTCAAGGAGAACTACCATTTGGAGTTCAATAAGAGCCTTGATGATACAAGTATCATCGCCACTTTGCTGCGCGACGTTCAAACGAAGCACAGTGAAGTTTACTCACCACGAGCCATGCGTCTAGATCTGGAAAAGATCGAAAAACGTATGTCTCGGGAAGGTAAGAGTTTTCTCACGAAAACTCTCCCACGTCTAGCCAAGGCCTTTGATAGGGCTTTGACTGGAGAAGTATCATTTGACTCTACCGGTTTCCGTAAGGAATCCGGCAGTCAGCTCCCGAAACTTTTCGGTGGGCTGTTCAAATGTGTCTTCACACACGACGGTTGGGTTCTTCCAATCCCCTGTGTACTAAGCATCGAAACCATACGACAGGTCTTTGGCTTGTTGTACAAGCTAAAGTTGCCATATGCGCAAGACGACGAACAACGAGTCATTCAAAAGTTTATTGAAACTGATGAGCAGCTCGCTGACATCTCCGAGAAGCTCGCCAATTTGGCGGCTTCTGTTAGTTGCGACACTCCTCTCTCACGTCAGTCCTTTGACGGACATAAGTTTGGAAGTGTTATCACGATGGCGCGACGCCGACTTGCTCGGCTATTCGCGTCGTTCGATCCCCGTGACATTGAACCATCCCATGGACCTGGAGCTGTATCCGGAAAGGAACAGCTTTGGGACAAATGGACGTTCAAAACAGTGTCACCCCGAATCACCGAGTCATACCCACTAGACGAGTATTTTTACGCGTCTTTAGGGCATGTCTGTGATGATATCCACGGTATTACAACCATGGATTCGACGGAATCTTCGGCTCGAGTTATACTCGTACCGAAAGACTCCCGTGGTCCTCGACTCATCTCTGCAGAACCGCTGGAATTCCAGTACGTTCAGCAGGGGCTGTCTAGGGCAATTGTCAAGCATGTTGAACGTCACCCTCTTACTAGAGGGCGCGTCAACTTCACGGCCCAGGAGCCTAACCGCGAAGCGGCCCTTAAAGGGTCCGCTTCAGGACTGCTCGCTACGCTAGACTTAAATGAGGCTAGCGATCGAGTGTCCCTTGGGCTGGTTCGACTACTGTTTCCAGAGCCCCTATTGGGGTATCTGCTGAACTGTAGGTCTCTGTCAACGGAGTTACCGGGCGGTAGAGTTATAACGCTTAATAAGTTCGCGCCAATGGGGTCAGCAAATTGCTTTCCCGTATTAGCGCTCGCTGTTTGGGCGATACTCGATGCCGGTGCTCCAGATGCGGATACTCGTAAGAGTATCTTAGTGTATGGTGATGACGTGATCGTCCCGACGGCTTACGCCGCGAACGCGATCGAACTGCTCGAGTCGTTTGGTTTAAAAGTAAACCGCGACAAAAGCTGCACCAGTGGATTCTTTCGGGAATCCTGTGGTATGGATGCCTTCGCAGGCTATCCTGTTACCCCGATCCGATTACGGACCGTCTGGTCGTCTCACCGTTGCCCGCACGTTTACGCTAGTTACATCGCTTATGCGAATGCGTTCTATCGTAAAGGGTACTTCGGTATGTACGGGTTGATCACCAGGGCGCTAATTAGCGTCTATGGCGAAATCCCCGAACAAGAGCATCCAAATGATACTCTTGCACTAATCGAGGTACCGGAGAAGTTCAGGCCTAAAACCTTCCGCACACATGCCGGTTTGCAAAAACGGCAAGTGAAACGTTGGGCAATAGAGCCAATCACTGTTCATCAGGAAATAGACGGTTGGAAAATGCTGCTTCGATATTTTATCGAAGGCGGGCGTTCCTCGTCCCCTGATCGTGAACAGTCAACCTCACGCAGATGCGAGCACTTGACCTATGCGGTCGCCCAATTGGCGCGACCTGCATTCTCAGTGCGTAAGTACACGAAGCGTCGGGCGATTAAACTCGTCCGACGTTGGCACGATACGCAAAGCCGTGGTTCATTCCTACTTAACAACTAGGAGGACCACGCGAGCCAAGGGATATAGCAGAAGCTATTCCC